CAGACCGTCTGTTTTTAAGATAGCACATCCCATAACATCTATTATCTGCTTTACATGCTTCCCAAAATATAAAGAAGAGTCTATTTGCTTCTCTATAATCTGGTGCTCCAATGTCAATTTTTGACCACTGCAAATACATGTAGTGAGTACCAGTGATATAAGTAGGATTACCGTCATTATAAAACCAGTAACCTTCTTCTCTTCTTTTAAATTCATTATCTATATAGTCGTACCATTTCTCTTTAAAATCTGAAGGATACTCATCCCAATCAAATCTACTTTTTATTTTAGCTAATTCTTTAGGGTATTCTTGTCTTTCCCAGTATTGTTTCTTCTTATCTTCGCTTCGTTTAAAAGGTTCATCTTCTGTTGGTAAAGCAATACGGAGGTTTTGAATTTCAATGACTTGTCCAATCTTCCCTGTTTTGCTAATTACTATAAAGTCATATTCTTTGTTATAACCATACTCCCACTTTTTATATCTATTTTGTTTTTTTAAGTATTGGGGATTTATTAAGTCTTTAACTTCCTTCCAAAGGACTTGTTGATAACTCATTTGCTACGCCCTTCTGCAAAACCTTTAAAAGATTTTGTTTCTTTTTTTTCTTTAGGTTTATCGCTTAAAAGTTCTTCTTCTTCGTTTATTTTAGTTAATATTTCAAAAGCGTCCATAATGGCTAACTTTTTAGTAGCTGCAGCATTCTTAAGTCTGTCAGCTGAAACGTCATCATCTGAGTCAACGATCTTCTCTTTTGCTACTTTTATTAACTCCTCAATCGCTTTTTGCCCAGCTTGGATTATTTTCTTCTTCGTTTCCTTCGTATTCATGCGTTACGGCTATATCATTAGATTTCATACAATAAAGTCTTTCACCCTCTATTATAAATTCAAATTCTGAATCAGGAGTAAAAGTCAAAAGCTCTCCAGGTGTTACTCCCGCGCTTTCTAAGTGCTTATTAGAATATTTCAATATACCAAAGTGTTTTCTCTCTTTATCGGTGCTTAAAATTGAATTATTCTTAATTGGTTTAACAAAACAATAGTCTCCAAAAGCCTTTAAGTTGTGCATATATATTTGATTAGGATAACAGAAGTATAAATCATCTTTAAAAAAGTTACTGCTATTTTTTTCTTCACCTCTTTGATTATACCACCTTCTAAATATATTGTGGTGAACGTATAACACGTCTCCAACTTTTACATTTGTTTTATAAGCCATAGGTATAGAGACAACCACAGCTTTTTTACTTACAAACCTGTGGTTCTCTATGTTGGTATTTATTATTAGCTCTTTATCATTGATTTTTCTAACATTATCATACCTTTCTTTGTGTGGTTTTATAATAAAACCATATATACTTTTCATTGATAGTTTAAATCAAATTCTATAGCAATAGCCATATTTGAGTTAAACTTCTTCCAAGGTAAAACTTCGTTTTCTTTTTGGATGTATATTAAATACTCTCCATCTTGTTTATTACCTATAATATCACAAATAGTATGACCGCCATAAACTTCTTGTCCAACAGAATAATGCATTGCATCATTTTTGTAGTCAGAACCAATGCTTATTTTTCTAATTACATTAGACATGGCTAACAACAGGTTCTGCTTCTTCTTCTTTTTTCTCTATAGCAGTGTAAGATCCATCTTCAAGATTGATATTTACTTGGCCATACTCTTTTTCTAACTCTACTTTAAAGTCTTCAACTTCTTTATTTAATTCAGCTAGCTCATGTAATAACCCATGTTTATTTGCCTCTAAATAACCTACCTCGTTTAATATTTTAGTAATTGCCTCTTGCTGTTTTTGAATTTTCTCTAATTCCTCTTTTTTAATTTTCATTTTATTAAATTTAATTATTATTTGTTTGTATTATTAATATCACTTGCATTAACTTAAATCTACTATTTGTACTGTATAACCTAATGCTTCTAGTTGAGATTTAACTCCTTCATGACCAGTTGTTAACGATTGCTCAGCTGGAGATACTACATCTACATTGTAGTTAGTATTAAAATTATCTAATCTTAATGTAGATCCTGCATCAGCCTCGTATAAAGCCTGTGAAGCATAGTTGTATAAACCAGCATTCATTGATGCTCCGTTTTTAGGTAATCCAAACTCTAGTCTAGAATATATTTCTGTTAATTCTGTAGCGGTTCCACTAACTACCAATTTAGCGTCTCCGCTTGCTGTAATTTTTAATGCCATTTTATTTGTTTTTATGATGACGGGTTACTTGTTATTGTTGCGCTTATATCATAAGCTTCTACTGTCGCTGGAAAAGCAGTTCTATCGCTTGTACTATTCCATGCTCCAGTGTTTAATTCTCTAGCGTAAAATACAGATCCTGATGATGAAGCTATACCCATTACATACGCTGTTATTTGTTGATTAGCTGTAAGTCCTGTTAATAACCATTCAGCTGTTATATGTTCATATTCGCCAGCTTCCGCATCCGCATTGACTAAAAACCAACCATATGCCGGGCTAGCTGTTTGTGAAGAAGAACTATGTAAACCTAACCATGTATCTCCAGTACCTCCAACATCTTTACCTAAAGCTCTAAATACTACTTTTGCAACTGTGCCGGTTGGGGTAAATACAATTTTAGCGTACCTTTCAGTTTCATCTGAATTAAAATTAATAGCTGCAAAATTGTTTGAAGTTGTGTTACTGTATACTTTAACATCGTGTTCTACTTGATCTCCTTCAGAACCCGTTATTGAGGTTATTGCTAACAGATTCTGACCACTACCACCTGCTGCATCTTGCCAAGTCCCATTACCATTTGCGTCTGCGGTTAATACTTTACCATTAACATTACTAGCTGATCTCAACCTAAATGTACCATCAATATCTACTGTAGCAGTAGGTGAAGTATTACCATTACCAAAGCCAAAGTTGCTAGAACTGTTCCAATATGAATTAGAACCTGGTTTAAATTTTAAATCAGGAACAGTATCACTAGTGTTGTACCAGGTAAAACTATCTGCTTCTGAGTAAGTAATATTATTTCCGCCTCTAGTTGAGAATACAACAGAGTTATCAGGAGTGCCACTAACCCCAACGTTTCTACCAAGTACTATGCAATGGTTTTGAGCGTTTGCACCAACTCCTATGGCTATACCTCCTTGAGCAGCCGCTTTAGCACTTGCTCCAATAGCTATACTTCTATCAGCGCCAGACAGCCCATCTGCATCATATCCAATAACAGTTTGGTATTGAGCTGCAGTACTAGTGCTTCCACCTATACACTGAGAATAGCTTTGGTTATTATCAGCATTTTGACCTATAGCAATACCACCAGCAGCTTCAGCATTATATCCTATAGCTATTGAATTAGATACTGTTGTTTCAGCTAATTGTCCTATAGTTACGGCGCTAGCACCTTGTGGTGAAGCTGATTTACCTAAAGCAAAAGCTCCATCATCTCTTACAGTCAACATATCTGCTGCCGCTGAATCTTGCACTCTAAAAGCGTAGTCAGTAGTTGATGTAGCAGATTTACCTATAACACCTAATCTAGCGTTTATACTATGAGAAGTTCCAGTAGTTCCAGATACAGTTACAAAACCTGCAGTTGTACCTGTAATATAAGTAGAAGAATATAATAAAAGGTAATTTGCTTGAAGTCTTGTGCTATAACTATTTATTTGAAAATAACCACCTGAAGGAGATGTTATTCCACCAGTTGGTAATACGTATAAACTATTTATATAAAATCTAGAATTACTACTTAAATTAAATATTATATTACTAGTACCTGTAGTTGTTATTGTTCTAGTTGTACTAGCTATTGTGCCATCAGCAGTATATATATTATCACCACCGCCTCCTGCATCTGTCCAAGCTGAGCCATTGTAGAACTGTATTTTACTATCTGTACTACTATAAAGCATTAAACCTGCCGTCGGTGAACTAATAGCATCTCTCTGCGTATTAGTCATTCTAGGTGGTAATAATCCTTTAGTAGTAGAACGCATGGTAATTAAAGCACTAGCGTCAAGCATTCCAGATGTTATACCTGCGTCGCTTACACCGAATTGCCCACTGTTAGCGCTTAGTTGAGCTTTTTGAAAACCACCAAAATACCAAGTCTCTATACAACCATTATTATTCGCTTGTAAAGTGTTTATAGTTCCTCCCGCAGTGTTTCTTATGGTATAGCTTTGGGTTTTAAGTATTGACAAACCTGCACTACCATCGCTATTTATAGTTAATCTGTCAACCCCAGATGTGTTTTTCACAGCGTAATCCCCATTATCTTTTATAGATAATAAATCATTTCCATTAGAGTTTTCAACTAGTAAACTTGTTGTAGCATCTGTAGCGCCAGAACCAGTTACGTGCAACGTCGATACGGGTGTTCCTTGATTAACACCTACAGCAATGTTGCCACTATATCCACCTACACCTGACATAGTTATATAAGCTTCTTCACTTCCTCCACTTAATTTTCTACCAAGAACTAAATTACCAGTATTTCCACCGTCTATATATCTATAATAACCATTACCTGTTCCATGAGACGAAGTATCAGCAATAGTTATTTTAGTTGTTTTAGCGTTACCAGCTTTGAGTTGTAATAAACCACCATTGCCAGGGCCATACACCATTTGGCGAGGATTATTAGATGGTCCTCCTGCTACAGCAAAATATATAGGCCAACTAGTATCAGTAGCTTTAAATACAAATGCTCTATTAGTTCTAAAGCCCATTTGATCTTGTGATATATAATCACTACCACCACTGTTTACAATAAAAGAATGAATATAGCTTTCTGTATTTTCAGTCCCAGCGCTATTTGTTGCGTGTAATTTTATTACAGCACCTCTAGTTTGACCGTAACTAACAGGTATCTGACCAGTGTAAGTTTCTTTTATTTGTAATATATTACCAGAAGAATTTCTAGTAGATGTACCATTATTTTTAGTACTTTCAAAACTAGTAGTATAAGTATTATTATTTGTGCCAAGACCTACTGTTATAACTCTATCTTCATTTATTGAACCATCAGCTGTATAGATACTGGCACCTCCTCCAGCTGAGTTCCAACTGGTACCATTGTAAAATTGTAATTCGTTATCTGTGGTATCGTATGCTACTAATCCAGCTACTGGAGTTGTTATGTTAGAGGCGGGATCGGCGTTTCTTGGAGGTAGAAAACCTCTAGTATTAGAAGTGGCTGTAAGAACAGAACTAGCACCACTAGAAGCATTGTTACCTGTGTCGGCAACCATAAGACCTTCACTAGATTTAAAATAAAATCTAACATTGTTGTTATTGTACATTCGCATCTGCCCACTGTTAGAACTGCTGGCCTCATCACCGGCGTCTAGCATTGTCCAAGTTGCTTCATTTTTTATCAGAAAGCCGTTAGAAATAGTGTTGTTGATAGTAACAGTTGTATACTTATCATCGCGCACCGAAAATGTGTCTTCACCATCAGAGTTTTGAACTCTTAAACCATAAGTTGCACTTGTATTGCCTTTACCTATAATACCTAATCTAGCAGTTAAA